TCCGTCAGCGACATCGACTCCTTTTCCGGCAAAGAGTATGTTTGCCGCTTCCTGCTTCAGACCATGAGCGGCAAACCTGTCACTATCTCCCAGAGCGCCGATCCCGATCTTGGTATCTGGAGAGTACAGCACGGATTCTCCTGCATCTATTTCGGTACCTATGCCGAGGCTATGGATTACTGCCGCGAACGCTTCTGTGATCTGTCCGGCAAGCGACTGAAAAAGAGAGGTCGCAAATGATGTTCCGAATGGCTCGATACCTGGAGAAGCACCTGCGCGGCCACATCGATTTCGGGACATTCCATTTGCTTGCCGTGATTCCAAGACCGGGCAAGGATGCCGTTGTGCTACTCGTCCCCAAGGATGAGCAAAAGGACAAGCACTTCAACCTGCAGTGCGGAACTGCATCGCTTTGGCATAGCTCGTTGGACAATATGCTCACAGCCGCCAGAGAGTATTACGGCATAACTGCTTACCAGGCTTGGCGGTGCCGCCGCAGATATGCAGCTTTGCAAAGGAGGAAGTCCCGATGAGCAAGTATTATCCCTTGGTAGACGCCGACAGCAGTGGCTTTAATAAAATCCCCATGTTTCCGGCAAGCCGTATCGCGGATGCACTTGGTAAGTGCAACTTTGCTCTGGCAGAAATAGCGCCACACCGATATACCTTACTGGCTATGAAACCGCTTGACGGAGATCCCGCCCATTACCACATCCATTGCCCTATGTGCGGTAAGGCAATGGCACAAGTCGTTCCGTACAAATCTGATCATCTCCTGGGCGAATATGCCTGTGAGAACTGTAACTAACAATTGGAGGAAAGAAAATGCATCACATCAATTCAACCGAATACGAAAGAAGCTTCTGGGATGCCATGAAGCGTAAGAATCCCACCTACAACGGTCTGTCCCAGGGCAGGCACAGAATGACTAACAGCTATGCGCTGCCTACTGCCCAAAGTAAGCAGTTTATGGCGGCTATGAGAAACGAGAATGTGTTCCGCTCTCTGGCCACCATCGTGAACGCACCTGGCAGCGACCGAACCATTTTTACCTGCGATGCGGAGGATATTGCCACTTGGCTAGGCGATGGTTCCCTTGACACCTATTACGATGGCGTGGAGGATTTTAAGAAGCTGCCGATTCACGCACATCGCCTTGGCACGATCATCCGTATCCACGAGGATTTTCTTACCGATACCGGGTTTAACATCCAACGATACCTGGTCGACTCCTTTGCCAAACGCATGGGCCACACCGAAGAGGAAGCCTTTGTTAATGGCGATGGAAAGAAAACTCCTACGGGTATCCTCGCTGCAGAAGGTGGCGCGGAAATCGGTGTAACCACTATGGTCATCACCTATGATGATGTCATTCGTCTTTACTTCTCCGTGAAGAAAGAATACCGCAAGAACGGCGTCTGGATGATGAACGACGAAACCGCCCTGGCACTCCGCACTCTCAAGGATGCCGATGGCAACTACATCTGGAACCACGCCAACGATACGATCTTGGGCCGGCCGGTGGTAATCTGTAACGCAATGCCGAATGCAGATGCCGGAGCGAAGCCTATCGCTTTCGGTGACTTCAGCTACTACTGGATCGTCCAGCGTGTACGCTTCACGACCAAGATCATGGAGGAATTGTATGCGCTCCACCAGCAGGTCGGTTATCTGGGCTATGAGCATCTGGATGGAAAGCTGATCCGTCCCGAAGCAATCAAAGTCATTCAGATTACCGAATAACGCCTGCGCCGGGAGGGTGAGCCTGTCTTGCTCTCCCGGCATTTTTGAAAGGAGCAACCAATGAAATTACAGGACATCAATGCCATTAACAATATGCGGCTGAAAGGATACAGTGTTTCCACCATCTCCAAAGTGCTGGGTATGCCCTACAACACCGTTAAATCACACATACGCCGCAACCCGGAAATACCGGGGACAAGCGTATGCCTGCAATGTGGAAAACCCGTTAAACAGCCGGGAGGTCGAAAAGAGAAAAAGTTCTGCTCAGATCGATGCCGGATGGCCTACTGGAACAGCAACCAGGACAAGGTCAAAAAGCAGGCCTTCTACACCTTGATATGCCAGCACTGCGGAAAGGAGTTTACCGCCTATGGGAACAAGAATCGTAAGTTCTGCTGCCGTGCCTGCTACCTCGATGCCCGAAAGTGCGGATAAGGAGTTCCATACCCGGCTGATGCGCTATCGTCTGGCGATCTCCCTGGTGGACAGCATGGTTGCGAGAGGCATTATTTCAGCGGAAGAAGCAGCCATATTACACACAAAGGTTACGGAAATACACGGTCTGTCTTTGTGTAGTATATTTCTCTAATATCCCTTGCTATTTGTCCTCTTTAGAGCGAACATACAGTACACCCATATTGATACAAAGGAGGTGTTCTGTATGGAACGATCTGTGAAACAGGTATTGTTTCCAGCTGCTAGTATTCCAAAACTGACCAGAGTGGCAGCGTATTCCAGGGTATCCAGCGGTAAGGATGCTATGCTGCATTCGCTTTCGGCCCAGATCAGCTATTACAGCAATCTGATCCAGAACCACAAAGGGTGGCAGTATGTTGGGGTGTATGCAGACGAAGCGTTAACCGGCACCAAGGACAACCGCGAGAAGTTTCAGCAGATGCTTGCGGACTGCCGTGCAGGAAAGATCGATATGGTCATAACCAAGTCCATATCCAGGTTCGCGCGCAATACCATTACATTGTTGGAAAGTGTTCGTGAACTCAAGGCGCTCGGTGTTGATGTTTTCTTTGAAGAGCAGAACATCCACACCATGAGCGCGGACGGTGAGCTAATGATAACGATCCTTGCTTCCTACGCACAGGAAGAAAGTCTTTCAGCCAGCGAGAACATGAAGTGGCGTATCCGAAAAGGCTTTGAACGCGGAGAGATGATAAATCTGCGGTTCCTTTACGGCTACTCCATCAAAAAGGGCGTCGTTACAGTTGATCCGGCACAAGCAGAAATTGTCCGGGAGATTTTCCGGCGGTTTAACGACGGAGAGTCCATGGGCGGCATTGCGGCAGACCTCAACGCCAGAGGCATGAGAGGAAGCTTGGGTGGCGAATGGTGCCAGCAGCGCATTCATGATGTGGTCACCAACGAGAAATACCTGGGCAACGCGCTCCTCCAGAAAACCTTTGTGAATAACCACCTGGAGAAGAAACAGATAAAGAATCGCGGTGAGCTTCCGCAGTATTACGCCGAGGGAACTCACGAGGCGATCATCGACTCAGAAACCTTCGCAAAGGCCCAGGAGCGCATTGAGGCATTGAGGCTTGCAGCTGAAGAAAGACCAAAGCCTACTCGGTCAGCTTTTACCGGCAAGATCTGCTGTGCCAAGTGCGGCAAGAATTACAAACGCGGCAGACATGGAAAGCGATCCTTCTGGAACTGCTCGACCTACCTTTCCAAAGGCGCAAAGACCTGCCAGTGTTCGCAGATCCCGGAGCCGCTGCTTTATAGCATCACAGCTGAAGTCCTTGGCCTCACGGAGTTTGACCCAGATGCCTTTGAGAGCAAAATAACGGTTATTGAAGCCCACGGTGACAACACCCTGGTGTTCTGCTTCACCGACGGAACTCAAGCCGTTAAACGATGGCAGCACCGCTCCAGGTCCGAAAGCTGGACCCCGGAGATGCGTGAATCAGCAAGACAGAAAGCTAAACAGCAAGTGCTGCCGGATCGAGGCTGGCATGGGTATTTCCAAAAGACAGAGAGATGAAAGGAGCTACATTATGGCACAAGCAGCAAGAGCAATCACAGTAATACCAGCGACAATTAACCCCGTAACACGAATAGCGCACAATTCCTTGGCAAAGCGCCGGGTTGCAGGATATGCCAGAGTTTCCACCGACAGTGAGGAGCAGCTCACCAGCTACGAGGCACAGGTTGACTACTACACCAGATACATTCAAGGTAGATCAGATTGGCAGTTCGTTGAGGTCTATACAGACGAAGGTATCTCCGCTACCAACACCAAGAAGCGCGATGGCTTCAATCGTATGGTCAGAGATGCCTTGGAAGGAAAGATTGATCTAATTGTTACGAAGTCGGTCAGTCGCTTTGCGCGTAATACAGTGGACAGCCTTACCACCGTCCGAAAGCTGAAAGAGGCCGGTGTTGAGGTGTATTTTGAAAAGGAGAATATCTGGACGCTGGATTCGAAAGGCGAACTGCTCATCACCATTATGTCCAGTTTGGCACAGGAGGAAAGCCGTTCCATTTCAGAGAATGTTACCTGGGGACAGAGGAAGCGGTTTGCTGATGGCAAGGTTAGCATTCCCTATGGACAGTTCCTTGGTTACCGCAAAGGTGCCGATGGTTTGCCGGAGATCGTGCCGGGAGAAGCAGAGACGGTACGTCGAATTTATCGACTGTTCATGCAAGGCAAAACGCCTAACGCTATCGCAAAACTGCTCACCGCAGAGGGCATTCCTACTCCTGGTGGGAAAAAGGTCTGGCAATTCACAACGGTGGAAAGTATCCTAACCAACGAGAAATACAAAGGCGCTGCACTTTTACAAAAGCGGTTTACAGTAGATTTTCTCCAGAAGAAGATGAAGGTCAATGAGGGTGAGGTACCGCAGTACTATGTTGAGAATAGTCACCCGCCGATCATCCAGCAGGACGAATGGGATCGTGTACAAGCAGAGTTCCAGCGGCGAAAGTCCCAAGGAAAGAATCACAACTGCAACAGACTGTTTTCGGCGCAGATCGTCTGCGGCGATTGCGGTGAATACTATGGCTCCAAAGTGTGGCACTCCAACAGTAAGTACCGCCGCGTGATCTGGCAGTGTAATAGCAAGTTCAAAGGTGACCACAAATGCAGAACACCTCATCTTTACGACACGGATATCCAGCGGCTGTTTATGTCGGCAGTCAGCAAGCTTTTTGCGGACAGAAAAACGATCCTGGAAACTTGCCGCTTGCTGCAATCCACCTTGACTGACAACACCAGCATTGACGCGGAATGCGATGAATTGCTCCGTGAGATGGATGTAGTAGCTGGGCTGATCCGATCCTGCATAGAAGAAAACGCTGCTCAAGCATTTGACCAGGCCAGCTACCTAGAACGATACAACGGATATGTTGAGCGGTACGAGTTCCTCAAGGAACGATATGCAAAGCTGCAGGGTCAACGAGAGAGCCGAGATGCTGAAGCGCTTCGTATCGGCGGCTTCATGTTTGAACTGCGAGAGCTGGATGAACTACCCGTCACCTTCGATGAAAGACTGTGGCATGGACTGATAGATCATGTGACAGTCTACGATGATGAGCGACTGGTATTTCATTTCAAGGACGGAAGCGAGATCACTGAACAGCTATAACGAGAAAATCCCGGCATCCGCACAGACCATTCTGTGTAGATGCCGGGATTTTTGTCTTTATTCGCTTCTGATTTCTTGTTCCAGACGAAAGCCTACATGAAAACCTGCGATAAAAGCAAGTCGCTGATATTCAGCGCATATTCTGCAGACCAAGGAAAACACCGCGTCGTTATCCTTAATGGGTAGTCCCTCCATGTAGTCATTCAGATCCGCAAAGCCATCTTTGATTTCCTGGGTGTGGAACGGATTGCACTCGGCGTAATACCAGTGAATCATTTCCAGGATCGACTCCGCATCGCCATCACCGAAACCCGGTGGGTTGGCATAGATGTAGGCCTTTAGCTTTTTCATGAACTCATCCATAACATCACCTCCAAAGTGTGTGTGATGTTAACTCTGGTGAGCGATAAGTGCAAGTAGCTAAGTTTACCGAAATATCTCCCTGTGTTTTAGTGGTATTGGTGGAATAACGATAGCGGTAAAATAACGGATAAGCACATCTGGATCGGCAAGTAAGATATTGCCTTTGTCGCATTGGCAATGTTTCCAGGCTTAGTACAAATCACAGAAAAAGCAGAAATGGCTTAAAACAGCGCTGTTTCGGCCGTTTTCCATACAAAGAAAAAGATACTGCTGTTGACACGATTGTATCAACAGCAGTATCAGTTATGGTGGAGGTGAGGGGAGTTGAACCCCTGTCCGAAACCGCATTCGCAAGAGCATCTCCGGGTGCAGTTCATGTTTTGTTATTCCCTCCGCTGTACGCC